TATAATAAGGAACATTTTGTTTTAAAAAATTAAAAACATTCCTTGCCGTTTCAACTTCGTTATCTCCTATAAACATTTCGCTTATTTTATCATATTCATTTTGATAATTATCGTGATTATCTAAAATGCCCTGGATAATGTCGCTTGTGTTTTGGTCATCTATTAATACCTTTTTAAAATTTGTAAAAGGTGCTAGTTTTTGTAACACCGCATTTTTACTTATCATAAATTATATTCAAAATTTAATGGTAATGTAATTAAGTCAATCATTATACTTCCATTAAATACTAAATGAATACCACCAGTATTAAAATTTTTTATTAAATCAGCTACACCAGTATAAGATAATGTTACTGGTATTTTTAAAATAGCACTACCAGTTTGTAATGTTGTTGGCGTAATGCCTATAACATATCCAACTTTAATATTATCAATAAATAAATCACCTTTTATATTTTGAATTTCTGCTGTAATATCAGTTGGGTTATTTACTTGTACTACTAAATTTAAAGTAGGATTTGTAAATGACATAGTACTAAAGTCTATTGTCTTAAAAAAAACTGAAAATGTCCTGGATAGAACATATTTTTTGTAAACTATATAACCAACTATTGAAGCTGGAATTATCCACCAGTTTTTGCCCATAAATTGTAATTAGCATAAAATTACGGCAATTAAATAAAAAAACAAATTTTTTGTTGCCTTTAGTTATTTAATGGCTAAAAATGGCTTAAAAACTACTCCAAATGTTAAATTTTAGGCATTGTGGAAAAAAATTTTGGGTAAATGTACATTCTTGTTTTATTTTTATTTAGATTTGCTATCGCTTCGCCTTTAGCGAACGACTAGAAATCTAAATAAAATAGAAATACCCCTAGAAACACTATTATTTTAACTTTTTTGACCTTTAGAAATAAGAATTATTGGTAATATCAATAATATTTACTTATTTTATATCGTTATTCTATTTTACTGACTATAAAATTTACAAAAATGATGCACTTTAACTCTTTGAGTAATACCAACGCTGTATTGCTTGAAATCCAAAAAATTGTAAGAAAAAAGGAAGTCCTGGAGCAAATCTACCAGCTAACGCCTTATCGTAATGTTGCTATCCTATTGTCTGCTACTGGTAAAACTGGTGTAGAGCAAATGATATGGATAACCAATGATATGTTGCCGTTTCATTTACCCAATGAGATTGCAAACATATTAGAAGATAGTATTGACCAGTACAATAAAGATATTTCTAGTTTAAATCAACACCTTAAAAACTTATAATTATGCGTAAAATTTACTACCTGGACTATATTATTTTAGTGGACGATAAAAAAAGCATCTATATAGTTGCGCTTGATATGTCGGAACATTTAACGCTAGTATCTGCCCAGCATCATATTGATTACTTAACAAAATAAACCTATGAACATTTTAACCCAACCAGCCTATCCGGTAGTTCCATTACAGGACAATTTTAAACGCTTAATTGTGCCGATCCCTGGACTATCTAAACTAGAGCATTTTGCACTAGAACTTTATAAAGTATATATAAATACTGAAGATGAAAAAGATATTGCAATAGACCAGCAAGAAATTTGGAACGAAGAAAAAAAGCCTTGTAAAAATATTAATTCATTTTTTATGGAAAATGCTATTGAAAAAGCAATTACATTTTTAAACAAATTGGACGAAAAAATTAAAACCTTAAACAATGAAAAAAGCAACGAAATGGCTATTTTTGACCGCTAACGGACAAGCCGTAGTAATATTAATTACTGCCTTTCTTATTTGTGCTTTACTTCAAAATTATTAATGTGGAAAATAATGACTATAAAATAAACATTGATGAACTACTGGAGAAAAGAAAATACAACCCCGATTACATTCCTACAAAGGAAAATATCGTTTTTTCAATCCAGGATAAGCATATAGGCAGTTTACAAAATTTTATAATTTTTAGTGGACTACCTAAAGCTGGTAAATCTACTTTTATTTGCGCTATGATAAGTAGCGTATTTAATACTTATGAGATTTTTACAATGAAATTGCGAACGCCACCAGGACGCAGAAAAGTTTGTTTGATTGATACCGAAAGCTCCGACTACGATTTTTACCGCACTATTAATAAAATTAAAGGATTTGCTGAACTAAATGAGCTGCCACCTTATTTTGACGCTTTCCAGGTGCGTGAAGATAGTAGCGGAGCAATCAAACGTATGGTGGAACGCTACCTGGAACTTAACCAGGACTGCGCTATTTTAATTGTGGACGGCTTACTGGATTTGCTTGTAAACTATAATGACGAAAAAGAAAGTAGCTTACTTACTAAATGGTTAAAAAAAATAACCAAACAGCATAACATTTTATTGATTTCAGTACTACACCAATCAAAAAGCAATTTAGCAACTACTGGACATATTGGTAGTGCGTCCGATAGGTTTGCTCAAAGTACCCTAGACATAACAAAGGACAAAGAAAAAAACACCTATGTACTATCTAGCCGTTTTATGCGTAGTGATTCCGATTTTGAACCTATTACGTTAATGAATTTTCAAGGTGTATTTCAGCAAGTAGAAACGGAGCAAGTAAAAACCGCACCTGGTAAAAAAGCTACTGACCTGGACGAAATTGAAAGCAAAAGATTATTACAACAAATTGTAACTATTCCAATGCCTTACGCTGATATATCTAGTGAAATTATTGAACGCACCGCCACCAGTAAAGCATTTGCTAAAAACCTAATTAAAATATGGATAAGCAGAAACTATATTGTAAAAGACCAGCAAAACAATTATAAAATACTCTAACTTTTTAAACTTTCAAAAATGACATTCTTAAAACGCTTTTATTTAATTTTTATCTTATTTCCTTGCGCTATCTTATATGCTAGTGCTGTAATGATTGTAACTATTATTCAACACTTAATAGACCAATCAAAAATATCAAAATACTAATGGTTAGTTTGTAGTCATAAAAAAACCAGGTAATGCTTTTTAGGGCGTTACCTGGCTGACTATAAAATAGACAAATGATTGCCTACTCTAACTTTTTTCACTACGAAAATACTAAATATGACCAATAGAACAAAAATTTATTTTATAATAGCTGAACGCAAAATAGTAAGTTTAAAAGACCTACAAGATATTACCAGGTGGAAACCTATAACCATATTACGAGCAGTTGCGCCATTAATCATTAAGCGCAAGATTAAAGCACTTACCCACGAACATACTAGATACTTTACAATAATAGATAAACCCCTTAAAAATGGCTAAAACCCTTTATTCCGCTATTGTTTTTATGGCTGATAATACACCAGCTAGGAAATATCGTAATATTTCCAATATAAATAACTTTACCAATTTTGCACGATCCCTAGATGCCGACTATTTTAACTTGTACGAAAAAACTACTAGAAAGTTCCAGGAACGTATATACATAAAAAAAGGGGAGTAGATACTCCCCTCGCCTTTACTTAAACTATGCAATAAACCCCTCTTATGATAAAAATAGTTGCTTTTCGGCTTTTCTGCGTCCTTGTAAGCCAGTATTAACTTTACCCCCAGCATTTACCCACCTATCAAATTGCTGCGCTACAACGTCCTTATTTGTGCCATTATTAAGCAATTTGAGTAATGTACTACCAGCAAAAGCATTTTCCCCTACATTATATGTAAAACTAGCTAAAGCAAGTAATTGATTATCGGTTACTGGAACTCTAATATTTTGCATAACAAAATCATATTTGTCCTGTGCTTCTGCGAGTAACCAACGCTTTGCCGTTGCTTTGTCAATAATATCAGTTTTAACTACTGGACGCTTTGCGTCCCAATTATACCCACTTCCATATCCTACGCTATATTGCATATAGTCCCATACTGGAACTGCAATAAATCCCTCAAATTTTGATATGACATTAAATAGCTTATCACTAATTGCTCCAAAAGGCGTATTATTTAAAGCCGTAGCTATTTTTTTTCGTAGCATCATTAATACTATTGTAGTTATAACTATACCAGCTAATATTTTCTTATTCCTGGTCATAGTATTTTAATTATCTTTTTTGCTATCTGCTGCTGCATTACCTAGTAAAAATGTAGATAAACCAGCTATTGCTTGTGCAATAACTTGTATTTTACCAGTACCAGCTGTTGCGAAATAACCGCTAATTGCAGCTAATAAACCGAATATTGTTGTTTTACGATTTTTCATTCTTATTTTTTTTTGATTGATAAATATTGATAATAGTATAAATTGAACTTGCACCAGATAGTAAACCTAAAAATAAAGACGCATAAGCGTTTATTTGGTTAATACTTAATAGATAAGTACCTACACTAGCTATACTTCCACCTATACTATTATCATTGTGGCTCATACTAAACGATTTCAGCATCTACTGACGCTGGTTTTTGAATTTCTTTTACAATTACTTCAAATGCCTGTGCTACTGCAACAGCAGTATCTACATTTTGAAATAGACCGCCTTTTATAGCTTGGTCAATTACTTGTTTAATCAATTCTAGGGCTTTTTGCTTGTCCATTGTTTATTTATTAAAGGTTAAAAAAAAGTAAAATTATATAAGTGTAACGCCTAATTCAGTAGCCGTCCATTGGTAGATATATTCATTTCCGTCAGTACTGGTATTATATGCTTCATAGTCAAATCCACTTAAAGATAGATTACCAGCTTGTAACTGCTGATTTTCTTCGCTTAATAGTTGATAATAGATAGTAACACTTGTACTAAAGTTATCACTACCTACACAATTTAATATAGTTGCTGTTCCTAAATTTAGTGGAAATACCACTGGTTGTATTTGTTTCATATTATTTAAAATTGTGAAATTATAAAAGTTATTAATTCTTCATATCTAATACCTAGTTTAGTTTTTTTAATAGCATCTTTTGTATTTTTATCTACTTTAATACCATCTAATTCATACCAAGTATCAGAACAAAACAAACCATATTTATTTGCATCTAAACCTTCTTGTATAAATATTTGTTCTATTTCTTGTGCAATAACTCCAATATGTATTCTAGCATTATCTCCTTTTAAATTTACTGCATCTTTAAATTTAAACTTTTTAATTAATCCTTTTAATTTTATTGCAACATTTTTTTCTAATTGTGTTAAATCTTCTATTTGCTCTTTATCATTAAAATCAGATGTATTAATTAAAGCTGTTGTGGCATATACTGTTGTATATCTATTTGAGCCTAATCCTAAACTTCTAGTATTATCTAATGTAGGATAAAATTGAGATGCGTCGCCTTGATAAAATATTGTATTTGATGCACCTAAACCAAAAGTATTTGTACTAGAACCACCATAAAAATTACAGGTAGTTCCTTGAAAATCTATTAATGAATTTGTAGCTCCACCTACTTTTAAATTAGTAGTAAATATACCACTACCAGTTACTTGCAATTTATTTATAGTGTCGTCAGTAGTAGAACCAATAAGGACATTACCGCCACTTGAATTTAACAATAAAGGACTATATGAAGTACCATTTTGCATAGGTTGTATAAATCCATTGTTATTAGACGTATTATATCCTATTGTTAATTTTTTATTTGGGTCAGTAGCACCAGCTATGTGTAATTGACCAAAACTTCCAAAAGTACCATTACCAGCAAAATTGCTATTTATAGTTAAACTTTTAGTTGTATAAAATTCTTGACCACCAGCACCATATCCAAACTGACCTACTAACGTACTTGTATTATAAAAATCTATTCCATTATCGCCACCAGCAGAACCACCGACTAATGCAATTCTTACACCAGCATAAATTCCTGATGCAGACCTAATAAATTTACCAGCAGTACCACTTGTGTATGTTGGTTGAGTGCCACTATCTATATTAAATGTAGCAGTTGTTCCAATTAAATCGCCAGTTAATGTTCCACCAGCTAATGGCAAATAGCTACCTAAATTACTTGTTAATGCCAAAGTACCAGTTGCAGCTGGAAAAGTATATAAATAAGAACCACTAGTATTAAATAATAAACTGCCAGTAGTACCAGCAGCTCCTAAATTA